AAAGAAGATGAAACAAAATGCACCAAAAATGAAGGCCTAAATATTTGGCTAGCAGGCACATACATTATAAATATAATGTATTTTTGCCGTGTTTATATTGCCGTTTTAGACCCCCGTACCCCCAAAAAATAGGGAAAACCGCCCGTATATGACCCCCCACCGAGATTTTTCATTTTTTTCATTCTTCCCATAATTTTTCTCTCAAATCTGCTTGTTTTTGGTAGCATTCTCTGTCAAAATCATGGCCAAATGTAGCTATATGGGTCAGAAAGTGCACCAATTTGCCAAAAATCGTAATTTGCTGACAATAAGGTATTATCTTTGCAAAAAATGTACCAAATGTACCAAATGTACCAAATTCTCTACATTGAGATTGATGGTTTTTTGTTTTAGATATATGTATGTCTGTTTCGGGTTCAAATAGCAGGTTGTCGTTGATTGACGATTTATGTGGCGAGGTGTATGGTGCTTTGCCGCAGAGGGAGTTGATGCACGCTTATCAGCAGGCGAACTTCGGTGACAGGGTATATGGTTATCAGGAGTGTGTCTTTGATGCCTGTTCTCGGGTATTCCGTTCCCGCATGGGTGAGGTGTATTACTTTGACGGCAGGGTCTGGAGGTTGCTCAGTGACATTGTTCTTGAGAATGCTTTGAGCAAGGCTTTGGTACGTCGGGGTGTTCCCAAGCACGATGTGGTTAATTGTCGAGGCAAGTTGTTGCACAGTGCCCGTGGCGGTGCGTTGCTTTCTCCGTTGGAGAGCCGTCCCACGGTAGTGGCCTTTACCAACGGTGTGTGGGACTTCGGTGACATAGATAATCCGGTGCATCATCCGTTTGCTGACCGTATGCCAGTGACTGGTGTTTTGCCGTATGATTATGACCCGCAGGCCGTGTGCCCCAGGTGGGATGCGTTTCTCGGCAGTGTCTTGCCCAAGGCGGAGATTGTCAAGTTGCAGAAGTACCTGGGTCTTGGTTGTGCTGACCGCCGCGGTTTGTCCCACAAGGTCGAGGAGACGCTGTGGCTGGTCGGTGGTGGAGCCAACGGCAAGAGCACGGTGTTCGACGTGGTGAGGCACGTTTACGGTGCGGACAACATCAGTTATCTGGGTCTGGACTCGTTGTTGAGCGGTTCATCCGAGGTGCGGGCCAGGTTCATCGGGTCGATTGCTGGCAAGCTGTTCAATTACTGTAGTGAGGTGCAGGCCGATGACATCAGCCGCTATTCCGACACGTTCAAGTCGTTGTGTTCAGGCGAGCCGCAGACGGTTCGTCGGCTTGGCCACAATCCCGAGACGGCCTACGATATACCGTTCCTGGTGTTCAATATGAACCGCAAGCCTGCGAACCGCAACATTGACAGGGCGATAGTAAGGCGTCTGTTGTTTGTCCCTTTCCGCACCACCATATCTGCTGAGGACATGAACAGGGAATTGGTGAACGAGTTGCTTGAGGAATTGCCCGGCATCCGCAACTGGATGATTGAGGGTTACCGTATGCTCGTGCGTGACGGGTTCCGTTTCTCGGACGCGACGGTCGTTGACGAGGACATGGAGGAGTACATGCTGGAGAACGGGCAGAGCGTGCAGGTGTTCCTCTCGCGCAGGGGCTATTCCTGCAACAGGCGCACGGGCCACTGGGATGACAAGCCGCAGTGGGTGTCGGCTTCGTCCCTGTACGGGGACTACGCCTCGTTCTGTTCGAGGATGCTGGTGGATGCCTTGCCGCAGCAGTCCTTCGGCAGGGAGATGGCGCGTCTGGGCTGGCACGAATCGGGCCACAACCGCAAGCGCACCTCACAGGGTTATGTTTACGGTGTGTTCTGCACAGATAAGATAAAGTACGCACTTGATGTTTAATTCATTATACGACTATGGACAAAAACACAGAGAACAACAAGAGGAAATGCCCCGTCTGCGGCAGGTTCGCCAAGGCGGAGGCTGTAGAGAAGCACGAGATGGCGGTGAAGACCATGCGCGAGGCCATTGCCGAGTGCAGGGAGGCCATCAAGGAGAAGGACGGCATCATCGACACGATGAAGGCCAGCCTCTCTGCCTACGAGGTGGAGCACGACAGTCTGGAGGCCAAGGTTGCCAACCAGAGGGGCGAGCTTGCCAGGCGCGAGAAGACCATTGCCGCTTTGCGTGCCGAGCTGTCTGAGCGCGGCAACCGCATCGCCGAGGTAGAGATGGATAACAGGTCGCTGGCCGACAAGCTGGAGGCTTACCGAGGCCGCGGCTTGTGGGCAAGGATCATCAACAAGGACATCTAATCACGGATACTATGGGAAAGATTCAGATTGGACGAGACAACAAGAGAGATTATGAGTCGGTGAAGTTCTTCGCCGAGAGTGTGAAACCCGAAAACGAGGCAGCCGATGAGGTGCAGCAACCGTCAGAACCCGCCGAGGTCGTTGAGGCTCCAGCAGAGCAGGCACGGCAGGAAGTTCAGGAAGAGCCAGCGAAGGAGGCGCAACAGGCTCCCCAGGAGAAGGAAGTGCCCGTGGTTAAACAACCCCGCAAGAAAGGAGGTAAGCGATGACTGGCGCAGAGAACTTGATGAATACGGTGATCAATTCCCTGTCGATGATTGACAGGGGCTTCACCGTCACGTTGACCGTTCAGCCCCACAACTGGGATTACGACGGCGATGATTACGATGAGGAAGAAAAAGACGAGGACGACGAGCCGCACGTTTCCGAAGAAGCGATTGAGAGAGTCAAGGAGTTCTCCCGCGTAATCAACAAGGGAGTGCCTGAAAGCATCAGAGACGTGTACGACCATATCCTTCGAGAGATGGGCGACGGTATTGGAGACATACCTAAATCCGATGCAACCAAATGGCCTAATGTCGGTGACGAGGTGTGGTACAAGACAAAGCACGGCAACCACGAGCGCGAGAAGGTAAAGGTAGTCTGCCACAACATCATCCAGTTGGACAACAATGTCACCCTTGAGCGCAAGGACTGCAAGAGGATTCCGTTCGAGGTAGGCGACGAGGTTTACTTCGACTGGCTTAGTTGTATCAAGCACGGCGTTGTCGTGAATCCGTGCTCAGACAAAGACGCAAGGGTGGACACTGGGAAAAACACATACTGCATCATGTATGAGTCCATGTTCTCATCCGTTGATGAAGTGTTGGACTACCTAAAATCCACCGCCGATGAGTGAGCCCAGGAAAATCCCCTACGGCAAGCCAGCGAGGGTAGGGAACTACCGCATCTGGCGCAGCAAGTACCCTGTAGGCAAAGGCAAGGATAAGGACTTCATCGACCAGATCAACATCGGCAACCTTGACGGCACATGGCAGGTGAAAATACCCGCCACGATGGAGATGTACTCCATCCTCACCGAGCTATATGCCGATGAGAACAAGCAGGAAATCCTCGCCGAGTATGTCAACAACATGGCCTTCGTGACCATCACTGGCAACGGTTATTTCCAGCGAGCCGTCGAGCTAGTCGCCATCGCCTACGCCAACCCATCGCTGCTCACAAAGAAGGACAAACAGCACAAACCTTTCGTCAAGAACGCCGAAGCGCTCATCAAGGCTTTCCTCGAATGGAGAAAAGTCTATGACGAGCGTGTGAAGCTGGACGAGCCTACCGAGCAGTACGACAGGCAGGACGAAATCGCCGGTGAGATGATTGACGAATTGGAGAAGGAATAATTTTCTTACTCGCCCATATTTTCTTCGGGGGCAGCCAGCAGGTTGTTCCCGTTTTCTATCTCTGCCTGGGCCTGTTCAATCATCGGCTGAGTCCTTGCGATGATAGCGTTCATCTCGATAGGTCTCACTTCCATGCCGCCGTTAGCCTTGACAAATTCGTTGTAGGCGAACAACAGTGGACACTGGTTGCATTTCAGCGGGAAGAAGAAGTGTATGGTTTCCTCGCCGTTCTCATCGACCTCCTCGCGCTTGTAACCCATGATGTCGGCGAACTTCATCAGTCCTTCGATGCGTTCCTTGCTGTCGTATGGCTGTTTCATTGCCGCCTGCATGATGAGCCGTGCCGTCTTGGTCTTGTCCATCAGTTCCTCGTCGTCGGTGACGATGGAGGCTACCGACTTGTGCTGTTCCATGCGTTTTTCGATGAGCCGTTTTATCTTTTTGTCGTTGGCCACTTTGTTGCAGGCCGACGTGTAGGCGTTGCCAGCCAGCGAGCCGTACACTGAGTTGTAGGCGATGGCGAAAGCGTCGTTTTCCGAGTAGCCGAGCACGCGCAGGTCGGCGTAAATCAGGTCTTCCACCCTGTCGTGTCCGAGTTTCTTTGCCTCGGTTCTTTTCGGTGTTGATATTTCCATAGTTATAATATATCTTGTTTGCTGAATACTGGAACACGAAAACACATGCAATTTGGATGCGGATAAGCCTTCGTGAAAATCTCTTCTATATCGGGATAGAAACCGCTTTCCGAGTCGCAAATATCGCAGTTGTAATTGCTGCCCCTCAGTTGCAGATACCCGACCGCGCCTTGTTCTTTGAAGTCAAGTCCTTGGTTGTGCATCCAAGTCATTTGCAGGGTGATTTTCGCCATGTTTACCACGTTGGTGCTCCCGTTGTTCGATATGCCAACCGCCCCGTACTGGATGCCCCTGCTGCGGATATAGGTCGCCGCAAACTCCTGCCACCTCTTGAATGTGGCCACCACCTGCGGGATGGTGTATATCGAGTGCAGGTGCGACTTGACGATGTTGATGGCGTCTGCCAGCGGCACGCCGTGGTAGCGCAGTGCGGCGATGGCCGCTTCCCAGTCCTTCATCATCTTGTACAGGTAGTTCTCCAGCGTGTCTTGCAGGTTGTTGCCGCCCTTGCCCAGCAGAGCCATCCAAGCGGCGAGTATGCTTATCCTGTCCCTGTCGTCAGTGACACGGGTGGAGTACTCGTATATGAGCGAGAGAATCCTGTCCTCAATGTCATCCATCACCTCGGAAATCTCGCTCATCATGTCGCTGTTGAAAGCCGACGAGAAGTAGAGTGTCTTCGGGTCTGCGTTGTACTGGTAGCAAATGGTGACGATGCGCTCCGCACCGTCGGCGATGATGGCGTCTATACGCTCGCCTAGCACTCCTGCGTACTGCTCACGCAGGTTGATGAAGCGTTTTGCCGCCTCGATGTCTTCCTGCGTGGGGACTTTGTACTTGCTTGTGTCGAGTTTTATCTTGATCGGTTGTGCCATTATATCCAGTCTAAGATTGTCGGTTCTTTAGTCCCTTTCCTCCAGACAAACCATGCGTAGCTGACTGCCGAGCCCCCATGTTTGCGCATATAGTCGAAGTCCGCGTTTTTGGCGCACAAAACCCTCTCGATGCACTGTAAAACCCTGACGGGGGGGGTAGTTGCGAATATCTTATCATACCTGCCCTTACTTTCAAGGAAAGTCGTTTTGAGGAAAAGGCAGACAAGCGAACCTTCTGGAACGAGTTCAAGCGAGTGCAAAACGAAGTCAGTGGCATACTTGTAAGGTGGATTAGTCACGATGGTGAAGTCACCCTTAAACGGGGGCTCGGTCATCTTGAAGAAGTCCTGCACCTTGCCATAGCCACGGTCGATTAGGTCGTAGGACTTCACCTCGTGACCGAGTTCAATAAGCCTTTCGGAAAGGCAGCCGCTCCCGCAGGCAGGTTCAAGAATCTGCTTGGGGAGGTCGATTTTCTTTTTCAGCAGGTCTATTGCCTCTGGCGAAGTAGCGTAGAAATCGTGCTTTTCCCGCTCCTTGTCTGTATGGTTGCTCGCACCGAGCATCTTGAAGATGCTGTTGCCGTCACCAGTCCAGTCTTTGTTTCTTGTCATTGATTTCGTCTTTTACTCGCTTGCAGGCGATGTCGTAATATTCCTTTTCTTTCTCTATCCCGATGAAGTGTCGGTTTTCCCTCACTGCGGCCACCAGTGTCGAGCCAGAGCCAGCGCAGAAGTCGAGAATTACCCCCCACGAATTGGTGTAAGTCCTTATTAGCCAACTCATTAGATTGATTGGCTTTTGGGTTGGGTGGAGTATCTTGTCATAGTCACGTTCAAAGTTGATGACACTTTTCGGGTACTTATAGTTGGTAATTACGCTCCCGTGAGCCTTAAAACTGCCGTAGCAACGATTAGTTGTTGCGCTACTCGCATTTCTTGTGTGTGACTTCTCGCCCCATTCCATTTGCGGGTTATAGGTCGGCAGTTTCTTGTAGAACACGCAGATGTCCTCATGGTTGCGCAGAGGCATACGGTTCGCGTTGAGGAAACCAGAGGTTCGGTTCCCCTTCTTCCAGACGAGGGTATATCGAAACAATTTTTCGTTTGATAGTATGAGCCTTGCCGTGAACAGCCCTTGACCGAACAACACGATTGCACCGTTGTCCTTGATGATGCGCTCCAGTTGTGCCCACATCGGCTCAAACGGGATGATGCTGTCCCATTTGGCCGATGCGTTGGACTTATTCAGCACATTATACGGAGGATCGCAGATGATTGCGTCAATGCTCTTGTCGGGTATTGACGGCATGATGTCGAGGCAATCGCCCAGTTGTATCGTGTCGATTAAGTCGGTCATTTCCAGTCTTTGTTTTTGAAGTTACGCTTATAACCGATGCTGCCGTAATCTTCTTCGGCATAACGCCAAACATAACCGCCAGCAGTCTTTTGCTTGCCACGGATGCACACCTCGTGTATTCCAGAATAAGAAATACCAGTTTTTCTACTGGCTTCCATGATTGAGCGATAAGATGCAATAGGTTCGCCTTTCTTGGTATATTGAGTAACAGCCCTCCCGACTTCATTTACCATGTACAGGCTGTGTCGCATACATTTTGTGCCATAACTTTGGTTATATTGCATAGTACACCATTCAAGGTTGTTGACGTGGTTGTTCTTGCCGTTTTCGTCTTTGTGGTTTACTGTGTCATAACCTTTTGGGTTTGGTATAAATGTTTCCGCCACAAGCCTATGTATCAACACTTGCCGAGACTTTCCATTGAGTGTCATTACAACTCTATAATAATAGCCATTGAATTGAGCCTTGAGTATTCTCGGTTTTCTTACAATGTGACAATATGGCTGTATTTCGGTTATGCGCTCTTTTGAACGCACTCGCCCAAGATTAGAGACTTCATAGAAACCTCCGTAACCATCTACCTGCTTCCATGTTTCGCCCTCAAGCGGTTCAATGGAAAGCCATCTTTTTGAATTAACTTCTATCATTTTCTTGATGTTGTCGCTTGGTGTTGGTTAAAGAATGAGGAAAGGCCACCAAGAAAGCCTTTGTCGGCAGGTGATCAATCCTACCTATCCTCACCCTCAATGTTTTATTTTTTTGCGTTCCAGGAATCCCAGTTTGATCTGCCCTGCCAATTTCTGCTCTCCGTATAAACGCGTCCTGTGAGATTAGGGCGTCCCGCACCTCTGCCAGTAGCCACAGAATATTTCTTTTTCTTTGACTGCTTGGCTTTAGTATCGTCATTATCGTCTCCTGTGTCTTCAATGTTGGCCTGTGCTTTAAGGACTTCTACCTGTTGCTCGGTTTGGATTTCAGACAACTCTTCTTGCATCTCGACTTGGCTTTCATGTTGGATTTCAAGTCTTTGCTCCTCGACAAGAAGTTGGTGCATATCAGCATCGTGCTTCTCTTGCAGAATCCTTTCCCACTCTTGCGGAGTTGCATAGGGCAACTTCTCCGAAGCGGTCTGTTTGGACAAGAATCCACCAAGCACAGCGGTGTTTAAATTTTGAGTTAACTCGCTGAGGTTTAGGTGAATATATGGCTCTATGTAGTGGCGTATATTCGTCTGCGTGAACGCCAGTCGGTTCTCGCTCTCGATGCCGTAGCCCCAAGAGAAAATCTCAATCATCTTGTCCACACAGCCGTCATACTCCTGCGCGTCAGCCATCGCCTTCTCGTAAGCGTCGCTGTACATGATTTTCAGGGCAACGCCAGGTGTGTCGCCCGATTTCAGCTCTGGGGTCTTCACCGCAAAGGACTGCTTGTAGATGCACTCCTCCAGTTTGTCGAGTTCCGCTTTGTATGCGTTGCTCGCGTCCTGTCGGTTGAGGAACCCTGCCTCTCCGTCGGTGGGCAGGAACATGATTTTGCTCGCATAGGACATATCCCCATCTGCGATAACCTCGCTGCCCTCGCCACGGACGTACATGATAGGCAGGCCGAAGTCATGGTTGCTGTGCGCAAGGTTGCTGAATGCGCTCTCATAGTGCTCGATGGTCTCCTGTGAGAACGTCCAGCACGGACCGTTGTCGTCACGCATATAGGCCACGGGGATGCTGTCGAAGCCGTGATGACGCTCCTCTTCCAGCTTGTAGCCGCTGATGTTGAACAGGCTATAAACCGCACGTTTCGCCCTGTCAAAGATGCCGCTTGCATCGCCGTCGGCCACAAAGCGGTAGTAGTTCTCGTCATCCCACACGTCGATGTACCGCTTGATGACTGTGCCGTCCTCGGCATAGTTGCAGTAAGTCCTCGCCAGCGTGTTCATCCTGCCAGTCTGCATGTCGTAGTGAGGATAGAGCCTGTCGCCGTTTAGGAAAGAGAACGTGCGCCAGCCGAACTTGCCCTTGTCCATGAAGCCGACGAAAGCGCCGTCGCCCGTCGCCTTGACCGACTTGGCAAGTTGATACCAGGCCACCTCCATATTCTTGTTCGCCCAGCCGTTGCGGAACTCTCCGAACACCTTGCGCGTGCGGTCATCCACCTTGTTGTCCGAGAGCTCGAACATAATGTCGTTTCCGCACAGGTGCGTCAGGTGCTTGGTGAGGATAATCTGCTGGAACGAGAAAGCGTAACGTGGAATTTCCTGTATGTACCACCTGCCGTCTTCCTCGTTCTTCTGCCAGATGTCAGGGTAGAGCGAGTGGTCGTTGATGGCGTGGCCCGCAGGATCGAGTTCACGCAGAAACTGTTCCTGCGACACGATTTTCCTGCGCAGTCGGTCACGCTTGACGGGAGTCTCTATCGGCTCCTCGATAAGATGCCCCAAGTCGGTAGAGTCGGGCATTATTCTTGTGAACGGTTTCTTGGTGAGCAGTTCACGGATTTGTTTGTTGTTTTGTGTAGCCATTGAAGTTGTGTGTTATCGTGGTGAAAGTCTTGTGATACGCATGTGCTTAGAAGCTCCCTTCGCCCAGTTGGGCACGCTGACCGAGTGTTTCAGCTCGAAGATTTCCCGCATAAAAAGCGCCTCGAAGAAGTCGGG